ATTATGGTAGCAAATGGATGTTTATTCAAACAGTATGAAAAAGAATTAACTCCAATGTATAAACTTATTACATCATTTACAGATAACCGTTCTAAATTTAAGAAAGAAATGTTTAAATATGAGAAGGGTTCTGAAAAGTTTAATAAGTATAATATGCTTCAATTACTAGCTAAACGTGATAATAATGCGTTATATGGTGTAATTGGTAACTATAGTAGTGCATTATATAATTTATATATTGCGACTGGTATTACGAGAACGGGCCGTGCGTTGATTAGTCACGCAATTACATTCTTTGAGTCATTCTTTACAAATAACGTAAAGTTCCATTCTATTAATGAAGCAATTACATTTATTGATCGTGTATCGAGAGAACCATCTATATTCCCATCTGAATTAGTATTAGATCAACCTGTGGAAATTGATGATGTATTCTATAAAATTATGGATACATTTGATAGAAACTACTTTGGTGATTTAAGAGAAGAAATGGAAATCATTTGGGATTTGTTATTGAATCAATCTCAAGAAACTTTGAATAAACTCTTCTATAAAAATAATGCATTACAATTTTGTGATAATTCTTATATGAAGAATTATATTGCAATGACCTTATCTAAATTAGAAGATACATTTGTAGATCCAAATGAGCCACCAGAAGTTATTAAGGATAATTTAGATCACATGTTTGATGTCCTTAAAGAATGGTGCTATATGCGTTATATTGTAGTAGATAAGATTGATCGTTCTGCTACTATGAAACGTGATATTAGTATTATCACCGATACAGATTCTACAATGCCATGCTTTAATAGCTGGTATACATTCGTACTTAAAGATGTATTGGGTGATTCTAAATATAAAAGTGAAATTAAATTAATGAATCTTCCAGAGACTGAACCTCAAATGGAAGAAGATAGAATTTATAACTTTGAAACCAAACAAATTGAAACTAAGATGATTGATGTTTCGGTTGCAAGTAATAAAGAACCATTAAGATTTAGTATTATTAATATCTTATCTTATATTGCTGGTCGTTTATTACGTGAACACTTTGACTTAGTTGCAGAAAATTACAATACTAAGAGTGATTATAAACCTTGTTTGATTGCAATGAAGAATGAGTTCTTATTTGGTCGTGCATTATTGACTGGTGGTAAGAAAAACTATGCATCTAAACAAGAACTTCAAGAGGGTAATCTAGTTCCAGCAGGTAAAATGCTTGACGTTAAAGGGTTACCTATCAATAAATCTACTTTGAAGGAAAAGACACGTAATGAACTTAAAGATATTCTATTTAAGAAAGTTCTTAACGTAGAAACAGTAGATCAACTTGATGTAATTCAATCTTTAGCACGAGTTGAATATGATATTCGTAAGTCTATCGAAAATGGTGAAAAAGAATATTATAAACCAGCTCAAATCAAATCTTATAGTAATTATGATAACCCAATGCGTATTCAAGGCATTAAAGGTGCAATTGCATATAATGCTTTACGCGATAAAGGTACAGAAGCTATAGATTTGACTATCAGAAATCCTGTAGATATTGTAAAAGTAAATATTACAGAGAATTCTATTATTAGTCTTAAAGATACTGAACCAGATCTTTATGAAAAGATTCATAATTTCTTGAAAGAAAATGAAACTGATTATAAAGGCGAAATTACTAGTATCTCTATTCCAATTGATGCAGAAGTTCCTAAATGGATTCTAAAATTCGTAGATTATAATGATATCATTAATGATAATCTTAAGAATTTCCCATTGGAATCTATTGGTATAACTAAGTTTGATAAAGATACAGTAAACTATACGAACGTAATTAGATTCTAAGAAATAATACCCCTATGGAGTTCAACTCCATAGGGGATTTCTTTTATTAAAATTTCACAGGTTCTAATTTAGTTTCTGGCATGGTTAATGTCATAGCAAATATAGCCTGAATTGATTCTTTGGAAGTGGATATTACAGGAGTACCACCTAAGTTGATAAAGTGAATATTACTATTCAATTGATTTTTAAGCTCTTCATTAGCTTCATCAGTATAGATACCTTTAATGGTAGCCATATCGCCATCATAGTCACCACCGATACTATCTAAGTATCCATTACAGATGTTTAGAGTATCAATAAATGAGCTAGATGTATCTTTACCAATATCTTCAGGTCTAATCTTAGGATAATATGGATAGAAAACTCCATCTAAAGTCATTGGTTCAGTTTCATTTGTAGATGATACTCTAATCATTGTACCGAATTCATTATAGAATGTATCAATTGGATAACGAGTGATTAATACCATCTTACCTTTAATGGCTTCTTCACAAGCTTGATAAATGATATCACACCAAGTCAACTTACGTTTAAGAGGTGTTTTATTAATATCAAATTTATCATCTTCTTGTTTACCAGTGAATCCTCTGAATGCTAAAGCCGCAAGTTTAGTAGTTTTACCATCACGATATTCTACTTCTACAGGTCTAAATCTATCAGAGTAACCATGGATAAATCTATCTAATTCTTTCTTCAATCTATCATCAGAGAATTGAAGTTGGTAATCATTAATTTCAGCAAATCCTTGAGAGCCATCTGGATTAACAATTGGATGTCTAGTATTACCAATGAATTCATTTTCAAAGAAACGTCTCATATGGAATATTACAAATGGGAAGAAGTTAGCAGCTAATGATGTCATAGGTATTACACTGTAATCAAAGTCAGCTCTAATTTCATTCATATTTTCTACATCTAATTTAGGTGCAGACATTACTAACCGAGTTGCATAGTCGGTAGTCTTAGCCATATTAGCACGTCTAATTACACCAAATTTACCAGGGAGACCACCATTAGGATTGGAGTCTGTACCAGTACCGAACCATTTATATATTTCAAGTAATCCTTCTTGAAGCCTACCTTCAACAGATTTACTTAAGCTAAACCCATAATCAGAAGAATCCGCTAAAGCTTTAGCTGTTACGATAATATTAATATAGAGTTTATTAATATCACCTACAGAAATCTTACCACCATCTACTTTGATATCACGATAGAATGGTGGGATAACTAATAGTTTATCAGTAAAGAAATTCTTTCTGTTTTCATTAAGGAATTTAATATATCTTTCACGTTTAACAGAATCTGTTTCTCTAAACTTAATCTTATCGATATTCTTTCTTAAGAAATCAATACCATTATCGCCTTCTGGATCTTCTACAATATATCCAGATTTATCAATACTATAAGTACCGATACCATGAATAATAGATTTAAGTTTAGAATCAACTTTACTCCAGATTCTATAAACTAATGGTTGAAGGAATTTCTTCTTTAAATCAATATATGCAAATGTAGTACCACGAGATTCTCTTGTGATACCAAATAATGTATTAGATAATAATCCATCATCAGTTGGATTCTTATTAGTATCAAATATTACAGGGTTAGTGATTTCTGGTAAGTTATTTTTCTTAACGAAATCATCTATGTCTAATAGGGATACTTGGAGGTTCTCCTCCCTAAGTTTATCAGCCATTGTATACCTCCTTTATATTATTATAATGTAAATAAAATAGGCTAGTGCTCAGATAGCACTAGCCTATAATATTATATTTTATCCATTACGATACTTAATTCTCTAGGAGAAACTTTTATAACTTTCATGGATAGAGGGGTATTAGGATCTTCTATTTTTAGAATATTAATGTATTCTTGATATACATTGTTGATTATATTAGTATCTTTTGATTTCACGATATATTCAATATGGGATATACCTTTTTGTATTTTAGTAATATCGCAATTTAAGATATCGTGCTCTTTAAGAATACTATATAATAGATTATTTTCGCCAAAATAATGTGTTATATAATCAAAATCTCCAGTGCCGAATTTACAGAAAAATTCGACTAAATCCATCGGTAGTGCCTCCTATAGCATATCTTCAAACGCATCTTCTAATCTAGCAGCTTCTTCACGTGTCATAGTTTGAGATTCAACTGGTTTACTAGGGCCTTGAGGAGTTCCGCTTATACCAGCTTGTGGGTGACCGCGATATGCTGCTTGAAGATATCGCATTCTCATCATTTCATCTTTTTGTTCTTGTTTAGCTTTCTTCTTGGCCGCATCAGCTGCTTCTCTTTGATCCAATATAAATTTCTTTAATATGAGTAGATCACCTATAGGCATATTCATTGCCTCAATAATAGATAATCTACCCCTATATTCAAAACAAATTGAATCAATTAACTGCATTAGTCTAACATGCGAATCAACTGATGTCGTGTAAAAACCAAGTCCTGAGCAGACATAGGAATTGCTGGAATTTCAGCTCCACATTTAGGGCATACTGCTGCAGGTACTTGATATGTAATATTGATATTTTTATTAGTCTTTTCAATATATTCAGCAATGAAGTCTTGTAGTTCTTTGAATTCATAGCCAGAAAGTTTAGAAAGTACTTTATAGATAGAAAGGATACGATATTTATAAGTCTTAACAATATCCGTAGATTTGGTTGTGAATTGAATTGGAATCAATTCTTCATCATCTTCATTGATTTCATATACTGTAGAAATACAATGGGAAAGATTGATGATACCAGCATAGTTATTTCGGAAGTCTTCATCTAAAAGACGTTCTTCAAACATAGAGTTGTACAATTTAGGAATTACGATACCAAATGCATATTTATCATTTGCAACGTAAAGTTCTTCCTCAAAAGTTGGAGGTAAAGAAGGATCTAACTTAATAACTTTATTGAAGTTTTCTTTATCTCCATCTGTTTCAAACTTAACCATATCAATGATATCACGTTTTTCAGAATAGAAGTGATTACATTTAGGGCAAGTGAAAGGAATAATATTAGAGTCATGGAAGTTAGCATTATATAATGCAAAGAATAAATGATTTAGATCTTGGAAGTCTAATAGTTTCATCCATTCTTCCATTTTCATATCACGGCAAGCTGGTGCCAAGTGTTTATAAATAGTATCAAATGTTGTCTTAGTACTAACGATATCATTACGGTCTCTAGTATAAGGATTGATCTTATCTAATTCAATAGCAGACAATGGAGAGATTGCTACAGAAATGCCTGTTGCAAACAGACCCCAAGTAAAGTATTGGGTTTCACTGCTTGTAGCTAGAACCTTAGTGAATGCTTTAGGACGCTTACGTACTTTGAATTTGGAGATATCTGGTTTTCTAGCACTTGTTTCACTTAATTGAGAGCGAAGTACTTTAGCAAATTCTTCCATGTTCTTTTGAGTACGGCGTTCTTCTTTAATACGTTCAGCTTCTTCTAAATCATCAGTTAGACCAAGATCCTCAGTTAATTCATCAAGCTCATTAACTAAATCTAATTCAAGATCTTCTTCATCATCAGAAGAATCATGTACAGTAGATTGAACTGTAGCAGCTTTAACATTTTCAGTTACACTTTCAGCAGTAGGAACTCCTTCCATGAAAGTATTAACTTTTTTACCATCAGATTCGGATTCTGCTTCTTCTAAGCTTTTATTGAATTCTTCTTCGATATCTGCTACTGATTCAGTTTTCTTTTCTGTAGGAGTAGCTTCAGCAAGATCAACAATATTATCTTGATCTTCACGATCTTTACGGATTTGAGCTACTTCTTCATCAGTTAGATTCGGATCAAGATCTAAAGTTGGATCAAATTTAGATTTAACTTTAGGATCTTCTTCGCCAGCAGCTTTACGCATTTCATATTCTTCACGCATATCACGGATTTCTTTCAATGCTGGACCAAAACGTCGTTCTGCAACTGCTTTGATACCATCATCTAAATCTTCCATGAGTTCTTCTTGTGCTTTCTTAGTTGCATCTTCTTTACCAGAAGGAACTAATTGAGATAAATCAACAGAAACCATATTATTTGGATCAAATGCTGGAGCACTTGCACGTGTAGGTTCTTCTGCTGTTGCAGTAGTTTCTTTTTCTTTGGAAGCTTCTTCTGCAAATTTTTCATTCATCAAATCATTTAGATTGATTTTTTCTTCAGACATTTATGGTTCCTCCAATTATTGCTCTTGATCAAGAGCTATCATTTTTAAAGTTACTTTATCACGATCAAAGTAATATCTAAATTGGGCAGAATTTATTTTCAAGTCCATTACCATTACATTCTGATCAGTAATATTTACATCCATATCGACAACTGCAGTTGGATCTATATAGTCTTTGATCTGATTTTTAACGTCATTAACAAAAGTATCTAACTTATCCGAC